TGGAACGAGGCAACCCCGCCCCCGAGCCGGTGGACACGAGCCGCGGGCTGGCCGCGGAGTAGGAGGAGAGAGGCGTGGACCGACCGTACTGGTACCCCCGAGGCACACTTGCAGCCCCGTTCGCTCCCGTGGTTTTGGACGACGCCGCCGTGGCGTTCCCAACCAGCGTCTCCAGCCTGATGCCGCCCGTCGAGGCCATTCCGGAGGAGTTCGGGCGGTTCCCCGGTACCAAGTGGAACCGCTTCGTGACGGACCGGTTCTTCTCGGGCATCAAGTCGTATTCCGCGACGCCTCGCGACGGCATCGACCCGGACACCGCATGGCGCCACTCCCATGCCGTCATCGGCAGTTGGGAGCCGAAGCACGAGTACAAGGAGGCGGCCGCTGCCTACCTGCTGTCGCTGTGGTTCGTGGACATCGCGTGGGTCAAGGCAGCTGCCTGACCAAGTGAATGGCCCGGTGGCGCTTCCCGACAAGAGCGCGCCGACCGGGCCGGAGTGGAGAGGAGGAAGCATCTCATGAGCAGGATCAAGGACACCGCCATGACGCCCAGCGTCGAAGGGCAGGCGTTGATGCCTGTGAAGGTCCATGGGGCGTCACGCTCGGTGTGTCCGGTCTGTGGCGACGACGTGCGGACGACAGCCGTCGTCAGGCTGGCGTACACGCATGAGCCGTGCGACTGCCCGGCCGCTCCGTATGTCCATCTGACCGAGCAGCTCTGGCACCGGAACCACGTCCGATGAGTCTCGCCATCAGAGGGTCGGGCTGCACCTACCCGGCCAACCGACCGACCGGCATCTGCGGGCACCGGGCCGTGCGCGTCTACATCGGGCGCGGCGGGCTGGAGTGGCGCTGCACCGCCCATGACGGCCCGGGGGCGGAGGCGGAGGCCATCCGGCTGGGCTACAAGGCGCAGCGCATCGCGGCGCTGGACTACGTGACGGAGGCCCCCCGTGGCTAGGTACGCCGAGGGCACCACGGTCACCGTCGAGCGCAGCCGGGGAGAGATCACCGGCATCCTCGCCAGCCACGGCGTCGTGGAGATGGGGTGGCGGACAGGGCCGGCCGAGGACCGCCTGATGTTCAAGCTCGGTGGCCGGTCCTACCTGTTCGCCATCCCCAAGCCGACCGCGCAGGACCTGTGGAACCAGTGGAAGGCGGACGGCAAGAGCGAGCGGGCGCTGAAGTACCTGCCGAACGATGCCCAGGTCGCGGCCGAGTGGCGCCGACGGTGGCGGGCCAACGTCCTGCTGCTCAAAGCGAAGCTGGAGTTCGCCGACGGCGAGACATCCACGGTCGAGCGCGAGCTGATGCCGTACATGCTGACGGCCGGCGGCAAGACGCTGGGCGACCTCATCGAGTCGCCGGAGGGCGCGCGGCTGCTGCTGGGTGGCGGGCGATGACCACCCCCACCACCCCCACGGCCGCCCTGCTGCTCACCACGTTCGAGGCGGAGGCCAGCCACTGGAACGCCATCGCCACCGACCCGGACGACCAGAACCGGTTCCTGCGGGAGGCGGCGCGCGCCCGTCGTGACCAGCTCGATTGGGCGGTCGCACAGCTCAAGGTCGCGCTGCCCGCCATCGAGGCGGAGGCGGTGGAGCGTGCCGTCGAGGAGAGCACGCGCATCGATGCGGTGCTGGAGTCGGTGGCGTGAGTTACCGCTGCACCCGCTGCGGCAAGGATGGCGCGGCGGCGCCGGCGCATCCCAGCCTCGATGACCGCTACGCCGTCGGCTACTGCTCGGGAGCCTGTACGCCCGTCCCGGAGACCATCGCCGGCTACACCCCCCCCCGCCCGACGGTGCAGCTCATCCGGGACGACCTGTTCGACCCGCAGGCGCTGAACGAGCCACGGCGCCAGCGGCGCCGGTCACAGCTCATGCGGAAGTGCGTCGACGGTCGACCGATGACCGACGCCGAGCGAGCCGAGGCCGAGGCCGTCTTCGCGGAGGTCTGGGCTGACCGATGAGCACCGAGCCAGGCGTCTCCCCGCACACGCCCACCCTCACCTTCACCCACGCCTCCGGTCAGCACGACGGCGAGTGCCAGGCGTGCCTCGACGAGGCCGCCATGGGCACCGGCTACCCCATCTGCGCGGACGCCCAGCCGTCCGACGACATCGACCCCGAGCTCGCGGCGCTGTGCGCCTGGTGCGGGCACACCGTGGAGGAGGTGGAGCCCCGGACCTGAACCACCGACGGAAGCGAGACCGACCACCTGACAGACCGACCGGAGACCGAACCATGGAAACGACCATCGAAGCCCAGTCCACACCCATCGGAGCCATCACCATCACCCGCGGCGGCAAGCCCAACGGCTACCGCGGCGATCCCGGCGTCTTCGCGGCCACGCTGGTCGCCGGCACTCGGAACGGGCCGTTCAAGTCGAAGGACCCCAAGAAGCCGGGTGAGGTCTTCTACATGCTGGAGTGGACCTTCGAGATCCACGGCCAGCCCGAGGACAACGCGCTCGTCTGGTACTCGACCACGGAGAGCACCGGCCCCAAGTCGGCGCTCTACGGGCTCATCTTCGCGCTCACCGGGAAGCAGCCCCCGGTCGGCGCCCAGCTCGACCCGAACCGCCACCTCATCGGCCGGATGTGCCTGGTGGACGTCCGGGAGAACGAGCGAGGCTACATCGACGTCCACGACGTGACGCCGATGCCAGCGGCGATGCTCGCGGCGATGGCCCCGAACGGGGCGGCCGCCGACGCGAAGGCCGCCTTGCACACCCCCGTGCCGGCCTCGACGTCGCGAACGCCAACCCCGACCCCGACGACTCGCTCCCGTTCTGATGGATCTGGCTCCTCGCCCGATCGGGCGACCCCGTTCCTGCTCCTGTGGCACCTGCTCGAAGTGCAAGCACGCCGACTACATGCGGCGCTGGTACCAGAGCAAGACCATCAAGGAGCGACGAGCGTGGGTCGCGCTGCGCGACCCCGAGAAGGTGGCACAGCGCGAGAAGGCGAGGAGCGCCTCTCCGGGTAAGCGGCAATCGCTCGAGCGGTCCGTCGCCCGACACCCCCAAAGGTTGGCGGCCGGCAGGGCGGGCCATTCGGCGATCGCCGGTGGCCGCCTGACGCGGCTTCCCTGCTGGTGCGGCAACCCGAAGTCCGAGGCCCACCACCCTGACTACGCACGCCCGCTCGACGTCGAATGGCTGTGCCGTCGGCACCACGCCGACCGGCACATGGAGCTCGCAGCCGCATGACCATCACCACTCCGAAGCCCACCCGAGCCCCGAACCTGCGAGAGCGCTACGACGTGCTCGCGAGCTCGGGCTTCCGGTGCGACTACTGCGGCCGCGGCAAGGCCGATGGCGCCCGCCTGTCGGTGGATCACGTGGTGGCGCGAGCCGCCGGGGGGGGCCACGCACGCGGCACCCTGATGACCTCCTGCACGACGTGCAACCAGGGCAAGGCCGATCGCCCCATCCCCTACCCCCGGTGGGAGCGGATCGGCGCAGAGCGATGGGACCGCTGCGAGTGTTCCGGTGGCCCTGCGGCGCTCGAGGCATCCCCCACCGAGCCGATGCTGCTCTGCACCGCCTGCCGGTACCCAGCGTTCCAGCGCATCTTCGGCGCCGCCCGATGACCGCGGCCGTCGCTGCCCCCCGCCCGACCAACGAGGCGCGGATCAAGGCCGCGCTCTGGTTCGCCGAGCAGGGCTTCGGCGTGTTCTCCTGCTGGTCGACCTGGCCGGATGGTCGCTGCCGCTGTCCAGGCGGGCGTGACTGCACCCCCGGCAAGCACCCGATGACGCAGCACGGGCTCGACGACGCCACCACGGACCCCAAGGCCATCCGCGCGATGCTGTCGGCCGCGTCCGACCCCAACTACGGGCTGCTGCCGCCGGATGGTGTCTTCGTCTGGGACGTGGACGGCGAGGGCTGGGAGCAGCGACTCGCGGAGCTCGAGAGCCAGCACGGCCCGCTACCGGACACGATCCGGACCGCGACCCGTAACGGCCAGCACATCTACCTGCGGTGGCCGGACAGCCACCCGCGGCCGCTCAAGGCGATGTTCGGATGGGTGACCCGCTGGGGCACCGGCGCGTCGAACCGACGGGGGTACGTGATCGGCCCCCGCTCCGTTCACGCGTCCGGCTTTGAGTACGCCCCGGTCGGCGCCTTCACGCTGGCGACGCTACCGGATGCCTGGGCCCGCGCTGCGCTGGAGGGTGAGACGGCGCTCGGGACCATCCGCATCGGTGGCTCGGCCGCACCCTCCC